GGCGGATCCAGTGTTGGAAAGAGCACTTTTACTAAATTACTCTTCTATCATTACGGAAAACTTTTTAATTTACCTATTGGTGATGAATTTAAATATACTCGTAATGCTATTGACGATTATTGGGTCAATTTTAATACTTCACAATGGTGTGTACAATTGGATGATATTGCTTTTATGCACCCAAATAAAGCAACCAATGGTGATCCAACACTGATGGAAATGCTTCAGGTTGTTAATAATGTTCCTTTTGTACCTATTCAAGCAGATCTTGCTGATAAAGGTAAAACTCCTTTAATTAGTAGGTTTGTGGTCGCTACAACTAATACTATTAATTTGAATGCTTATGCATATTTCTCTTGTCCTTTCGCAGTTCAAAGGCGATTACCTTTTGTGATTACTATTGAACCTAAAGAAGAATATGCCAAAGAAGCAGTTATGTTAGATGGTTCGACTTTACCTGAACTTGATGAGGGATCTTATCCCAATTTTTGGAATATTCGAGTGTGTAAAGTCGTACCTGGTGAAGATAAAGATATGAAATATGGTGGAACATTACGTGTTATTCATAATTTTATAGATATCTATGAATTTTTATCTTGGTTCTCTTCTGAAGCTATGGATTTTGAAGATTTACAAGATAAAGCAATGTTGTGCGATAAAGTTATGTCACAAATTACTTTGTGTAATCAATGCCATTTGCCTGAAAAACATTGTCAGTGCAGCATTGAGAATTCCAATCCATCATTAGGTGTCCAATCAGAAGATAACGCCCCATATTTTTATAGAGATAATGTATATCGTTATCAAACTCGTTTGTGTATGGAGAATTATCAAAATAGTGCTAACACAAACACTAATGTTGATAAAAATTTCTTACGACAGTGTGTTGATATGATTTTGCTTATGTGTATTCATTTATATTTCAAATTTTTCATATTTAGATTTTTAGTAGATAGAACAGTAGGACCTTCATTTCTTTTTCGTGAAGCAGTTTTAAATTTCTTAGATCCCAGGAGATGTCGAGAATATTTTCACCAAATGGGTGATAAGATTAATAAAAAACTCGGTGCTCATAAACAAATTTTAGGGATTCTAGCTGGTTTAACATCAGCATTAATTATGTATAAAACATATGCCAAATTATCTAGTTACTTGGAG